AAAACGGAATACAATAAATTCTACACAAGAAAAAAATGGGGTAAAAAAGATATTTTAGTAAAGTATAGATATAACGATATAAAACATTTAGAATTAAAACAGCTATGAAATTAGGAGATTTAGTATACTACATTACTTACTATACTGGAATACGTTGGATAGTAAAAAAGATATGGGGAGAAGATTGCGGATGCGACAAACGCAGAGATGAGTGGAACGATATAGATTTAGACTTATGGAAATAGAACACAGAAAACAATGGGAACAATTCAAGGCAGAGGTTACAAGCAAACTAACACAATCACAATACAAGCTATTATGTAAGCTTCACGCAAAGTATTTTAATCACGCTTATTATGAGCCTTGCAGTTGCAGACCTAAAGAGTTAAAACGATGGATAGCCGATATTGACAGACTATACAATAAATGATAAAAAATGTACACAAGTGGGAACAAGCTGTAATAATGCTTTTAAATTTAGATGGATGGAACTTAACACATACTGGCGAAGGCTTTGAGCATTACGATGCAATAGGCACAAGCCCTAAAGGAACAGAGGTAGTAATTGAAATGAAGTTCAGAAACAAATACTACAAAGAAAAACTATTAGAGGTGTACAAGTACGACAAGCTAATAGAAACTGGTAAGATAGCCCTATACTTTGTTAATGACCCTAAAGGTAATTATATGTATTGGCTAAACAATCTAACAGACTTGAAGAAGAAAGATATGTACTGCCCAGACACCACGCTATGGACTAAAAAGAAACTATTAAAGCCTTGTTACTTGCTTGACGAAGCACAAGCATCAATAATTAATTTAAACAGTTTTACAAAATAGTTTGTTTATAATTTGTTTATAATAAAAAAAGTTTTGTATATTGCGGTATGAAAACACAACTACAAGACTTAAAAAAAGAACTTCGGCAAATAGAAGCCACGCTACACCACCTTAATAAAATGGAAGGGGTTACTGAACGTATGAAGAAACGTTTAGAGGATAGAGAACTATATATAAGAAGTATAATTTATAACATACAATAACAATGAAAAAGACAAAGACTGGATTACATATCCAAACACGAAAAAACAGAATTGAGGTACTAACCCAAAAAGAGTTAGAACAACAAGAACAAAACAGACAAAACACAAGAGCATATATAATTAGATTAGCTATATTATTATTTGCTTCACTTACGTTTGTATTAGGGTTTATATATGGCGCAGCACAATAATGGATTTATTACAAAAGCAAGCATATAATCTGTGGTTTAATTGGTTAGCCGATAAGATAATGGAGTGGAAAGATGCCAAGCCATTAAACAAAGACTTACGCAACAGCGTTAAAGCTATGAATGAAATAGGTACATTTGTAAATGGTCTGCGTACAGAGGTTGAGGTACTACATAAAAGAGTACAGCTTATTAGACAACAGAAGAACGAACTGATACAAAAACAACAAGAAGAAATAACACAATTAAAAGACGACTTAAATAAATATCAAATGCACTATATAGACGAACCAGACGCAGTAAGCACTTGCAGAACTTGCGACACAGAAACAAACGGACAAACATACTGCTCCGAAGATTGTAAAAACTATGACCTTGAATAATATGGATAAGATAAAACTATTAGATGGTAAACACTACGACAGAGCAGAATTGCTTAAGCGTATGGAAGATGACACCTTTTACTATGGGGAACTAAACACCCTTGCTTTAAGTAGTAGTAGCCTTAAACAGCTTCTATCAAGCCCAAAGACATATAACTTTAGTTTGAAGTATGGTAGTGGCGAAAGTCAAGCCCTACGAGATGGGTGGCTATTCCATACCGCTATATTAGAACCAGAGGTATTTGCAGCACAAACATTTATAGATGTGCAAAGCAAAAACACAAAGAAGTTTAAAGAAGCTAAAGCAGAAAACCCAAGAGTGTTTACAATGAAAGAGCGTAACGATGCTGATAGGCTTGTAGATGCGTTCTACAGAAATGAACACGCAAAGGAACTAATAACTAAAGCAAAGTTTGAAATACCAGCTATTGACAATGTATTAGATATGCCCTTTAGAGGCAAGGCAGATGTATTAGCCACCAATAGAATAGTAGACCTTAAAACGACTACAAACATAAAAGACTTTGCTTGGTCAGCTAAAAAGTACGGATACGATGTACAATGCTACTTATACTGCAATCTATTTGGTAAGACACACAAAGAGTTTTATTTCTTGGCATTAGACAAGGGTAGCTTGGATATTGGTATATTTAACTGCTCGGAAGAGTTTTACTTTCAAGGCGAAGAAAAAGTAGAAAAAGCACTACACCTATATAATCAATTCTTTATAGAGGGTGCAGATTTAGATAACTATTGTTTAACTGGAGAATTATAAAAAATGAAATTAGATTTAAAAATTGAGTATTTAGGAAAGAAAGAAAAAAAAGGAGATACAGAAAAGGATATGTATAACCTATCGTTTAAGACGTACAACGCACAGATTAGTGGCAAGTTTGAACGTAGTGAGATACGACACCTTATACAACAATTAGACAACGCTATAATATGAGAGCAACATACTTACACTACGAGAACGGAAAAGGATACGATGTGATAGACTTTATAAAAGACTACAACCTCAACTTTAACAGAGGCAATATAATTAAGTACGTTTGTAGAGCTGGAAAGAAAGACAACGAACTAAAAGACCTTGAGAAAGCAGCAGACTACCTAAAGAGAGAGATAGAATACATAAGAAACGAACAAGAGAAATGGATAGAGAAGAACAAGTAATAAGCGACAAGCACCTTAACTATTTAAAGTGTGTGCTGATAAGCCAATTACTATTAGAGGCTAACGATGACCTAAAAGGGAGCAAAGCGTTTAAACAAAACGTAAAGTATCAAGTAGGAAAGACAAACCAAATATTAGAACAAGTGTACCAAGAGGGGTTTAATACAGTATACCACAACAACCCAGAGATGTGCATAAACGTACTAAACAAAATAGATGGACTGATACACAAAATAAAGACAGCCACCATAGACGAGTTAGTAATGATAGATGCATTAGTAGACCAATACTTTAACAACAAAGAAGAAATAAACGAAACCCAAACAGCAGAATTTACTAAAATAGACTAATGAGCAAACCAATGAAAATATTAAACTTATACGCTTGTTTAGGTGGCAATAGATACAAGTGGGATGAGGTTACAGACGTTGAGGTTACAGCAGTAGAGTGGGATGAAGAACTTGCAAGACTTTATCGAGAACGCTTCCCAAACGACACAGTAGTAGTTGCAGATGCACACCAGTATTTATTAGACCATTACAAAGAGTTTGATTTTATATGGACATCTCCGCCTTGTCCAACTCATAGTAAAATGACTTTATGCAAATCAAACAGAAAAATTAATTATCCAGATATGAAACTTTATGAAGAAATAATTTTATTAAATAAATTCTACAAAGGAAAATATTGTGTTGAAAATGTTATCCCTTATTATGAACCATTAATACCAGCAAAAAAAAGAGGCAGGCACTTATATTGGACTAATTTTAATTTACCAAATAATTTAAGTGAAAGAAAAAGTCCAGAAATGAAAGGACAAGGTTCTATTGAAAGATTTTCTAAATTTCACAAATTTGATTTTTACAAATATAAAGGCAAACAACATAGAGGAAAAATTTCTAGAAACTTAGTTGATTATGAAGCTGGTAAGACAATATTAGAAACTGCAATAGGAATAATAAAAAAACAAAACGTAAAACAAACACAATTATTTTAGATATGAAATTAAAAGACATAAAACAAGAACTAAACAAATACTACAAATTTGATATAGCAGAACGCAATAGACAAAGAGAATACGCATACGCAAGAAAGGTATTCTGTAGACTTGCAAGAGAGTTAGGATATACGTTTCAAGCATTAGGCGATGAGATAGGAATAAAACACGATGCTGCAATATATCACTATAACGATTTTAAATCAGTAGATGAAAGAGATAAAATAATATTTAACCTAATAATAAAAGATAACAGACTACCTATAAAACTATGTTCTGTTAAAAGAAAAAGAGCAAAGGCAAAGTTTAACCCAGATACGATAAAAACAAAAAACCCATCTACATATAAAGAAGCACTACTAAACGACATAATAGACACTATAAACACTTGGGAAGAAGAAAGCATAAACAACTTCATACACACAAGACTAACACCATACAGCAAACTAATAAAAGCTACTAAACCACAAAAGAAAATAAAAGAAGTAAAAGGTGCTAAACTAAACAGACCAGTTAAAAACCCAGCTCTGTGCTAAAAAAAAATAATTATGTTTATATATTAGTAGCTTGAATAATCAAGTTTTATCAAGATAAAAGATATGAGCGAAAATCACGGAGGCGCAAGAAAAGGCGCTGGTAGAAAACCAAAAGCACAAGAGCAGAAACTAATAGAGCG